CTATTTATATGCTTTAGCATATATAGTTAGCGTCCTATTCAAACCATCATCATTTTGTACAGATTCAATATCAAAATCTAAGTCATTCCATTTAATACGTTGTTGTGCTGTAATGCCTTCTCTATATCTAATAATGAACCTCACAGGTATCTCTGATACAGTTAAGCCTGAACCCAGATACTCATTGCCACGAATCGTTTTTATATCTGCCCACGGTTTTGCAATAGTTTTTTCTTCAAATTGATTTGGCATTGGCCCACTGCTGACTCTCTGGAAAATCTTAATTCGATTATTAAAATGATATGCCATTGTTAACCTCCTTTTGTGCTAGATGTATATGATCATTTTTGAGCGTATACTTTTACACAAACCAATTTTGGATTTTGAGTAAATAACTCAAGTATGCATGTCAAAGCTCAATTTTGAGTCGTGTAATTTTTCAAAACGAAAAAATGCGTTGTGATGTAACAAGTCGTTCACCTCTCCTATTACATCGCTCTTAAAAAACTTTCATAGTTATCAAACAAACCCACATACGCATCTAATAATGACGCTGTACCGTCTATACGACGTTTAGGCGATTGATTCTTAACGGGTACAATATTACCGTTTCTGTCGGTCTCTATGCCTGTATTGGTCAAACACCATTTTAATATAGGGTGGTTATTGTAATTCACTTTATGCTTCTTTAGATCAGCACCTAAATTCTGCATAGGCAAACTTAAGGTTCTAGCACCTTGTGGCGTACGCACCATTTTAAAGCCGTGTCCTTCCATCTCATCCACCCAATACCGTGCTGAATAGTTATCATAATAAATCCACAGTGGCGTTATTTCATAATCCTCAATCATTTCAACAAACCACTCTGTAATGTCGCTGTAATTAATCGTATTACCACGACACAGACGCAATAAGCCTTGTTCATGCCATTTGTCATAAGGTATCTTGTCATTGTCCACACGTTTCCTCAGATTGTCCTCAGGTAACCAATACATCTGATGGACATAGCGCATTTCAGTTTCTGGATCTACAAATAACAATGTGGCACAACTAAGGTCAGTGGTAATTGAAAGGTCAGCTCCGCCTATTGCATACCAATCAGCAAAATCTTTAATATCGAATGTAGCTGTATTATTAATTTGTTCAAAGGTCAACCATGCATTATGGCTAGTTTCACGTACGTTGAAATCTTTGGTGAGTATGCCTGTAAGATTGTTTGCGTCGTTCTCTGCACGCGCTACTTTTCGCTCTAAATCTTCAACACGTTTCGATATATTAAGAGACGGGTTTGCTTTCTGCCAGCACTCCGGTTTTTTATATTCGCTTTTTTTATCCAGTTCATACATAATAGGCAAAAAGTTATCATCTTTAAAATTACCATCTACCACATTACACGCATACTCATATAAATCATCAAAGATAGTTCCCCGATGTGTTCCTGCTGTGGTAATCATAATCAGTAATGGCTGTGTACGCGCAGATTGAGATTGTTTCATCACTTCGTAAAGGTTTCGGTCTTGTATAGAATGCAGTTCATCAATCACGACCAAATGCGCATTCAAACCATCTAATGAATTTGAGTTCTTACCCAACGACTGCATTTTAGAGAAGTTGTGACTGAAATATAAATCACTCTTGCGTTTTCTGATGTTACGGCTCAAATCAGGGCTTTGCTTAATCATCTCATGTGCTTGGTCAAATAAGATATTCGCTTGGTCTCGTTTAGAGGCCACAGAATAAACTTCTGCTCCGCTTTCTCCGTCTGCTATCATCATGTATAGTGCTATTGCACTAAGCATTGTTGTTTTACCATTCTTACGCGCTACATAGAAGAATGACTCAGTATAACGGCGTTTACCTGTCTCTTTATCTACAAAGCCGAATAGTGCCGAAATATAGGCTTTTTGAAACAAGTCTAGTATTAATGGTTTACCTGCCAGTTCACCCTTTGAATGCCTGCAAAACGTTTCTATGAACTTGATAGGACGTTCTGCTTTAGCATGATCATAAATATATTGAGGGTGGTTGTACATATCATCAATGAGTTTTTCATATTGTTTTGTGATGCGTTTAGATGCCACAATATCCCCGCTTTTGATTTGACGGTAATATTCTTCAATATAATTAAGCATTGTTTACAAAATCCATAAACTCATTGGATTCTTCTACGTTATCAGGTAATAACGTCAGCAGCTGCTTATATGTGGCGTTGTATTTAGTCACAGTGGTATTGTATGCCTTCATTGCGGGGTTTTCTTTAAGATACGACTGTTCACCTTGTGTAAAGATATATGTTGCGCCATGCTCACGTACAGTATGCTTTAATTCTTCCATTGTAGCTTTCATAAAAGTTAACTCTTCTAACAAATCATAAGCGATATGTTTATTATTAACATTATTTTCATCTATATACTTTTTAAGTTTTTCTAAATTAATCGATTTCATATTTAATTACTCCTAACTTTATTTTTAGCCACCCCTAAACTTTGGAAAGTCGGGTGGAGGATAAGTTAACTCCCAGCACCGTTTCCCAAGCGTTCCTTTCATATCAAGGTTATAGGGGGTATCCTATTTTTATTTTATTTGATTTTTATAATGTTTCCTTTTTCATCAAATTGTAATCCTTCACCAATTGCGATACTTCCAAAATGTTCCTGATTATGACACGTTTGACACAATGCTTCCAAATGGTCGTGATTAAGTGATACATATGGATTCTTATAATTCTCAGCATTCAGATATACTTTATGATGGCAAATACTCGCTAGCGCCCCACATCTTTCACAAATATAATTTTGCTTAGCCATATAACTGTTTTTACACTTAATCCATTTAGCAGACTTATAAAAGGACTGCGGAATACTTCTAGCCATCAAAATCACGTCCTAATGCTGTTAAAGATACTAACAAACTATCAATCGTACGTTTTAATCGCTCGCTATCTTGTGTCTGTGGATCAAACCATAGTTGTAATATGAACTTAGCTGTTGTCTGTGCTAATGGTTGTACTGATTCATCTAACCAATCACGCCCAGTTGTTAGGTACAAGTAGTTAGGTATCGCCTCGACTAATGGAATGATAATCTCATCGTTAAAGTCTCCATCCACTCTTAAAGTATTGCGCGCATCTTCAATAGATATAATCATTGTGAACACTCCTTTATGAATAAAGGACACCAGCTAATCACTGATGCCCTAACTGGTTTATAATATTATGCTGATGCTGATGATGTTGTAGATGAACCCGATAACTTCACAAATGCTTCATCAACTAATACACGTGTATCTGCAACTGCCATAGCACGATAATCAATCAGACCAGAACGGAATGATGACTCACGTGAACTTTCAAGCATAATACCTTGTGGCAAGTTATAACCGATATAATTAAAGTCACCTAATAGAATTGTACCGTCTTCGATATTGTCATCAATGATAACGGGTTTACCAAAGATATATCCGACATTCTCACGTTGTGCATCTTGGATAAAGATAGGTCTTTGGTTAGCATCCATCGCACCGTATACTTGGTTATACAATGTTGCATTACTCATTGCGAACTTAGCATTTTGTGCATAACCACGTGCAAGCATTCCTAGCGCTTGTGTGAAGTCTGTGTACTTTCCTGTTAGTGTTAAGCTGTTTGACTTGTCCCATGTGATACCTGTTAAGATACCTTGACCTTGGTTTTTACCTGTACCATTGATAAGTGCATATTCAATTGCTTCAACAACACAATTAGTCAATTCTTCAACAAGATATGACTCGAAAGCTGAGATTGACATTGTTTTTGCTTTAACTGAAATACTGAAGATTTTAATAATCTCATTCGCTTCAAATGACACGGCTGTTGTAACTGCTTTGTCTGCTTCAACATATGCGCCTTCTGTATGCCATTCTGCACGTTCTTGTGGTGTACTAATTGGGATACGGATTTTAGTAGGCATATTGAATGAACGTACATTAGCTAGTAATCCACCTTGTGTTCTAGCACGACGAATGACTTCATTCAATGTTTGTTCAGGAATCACCGCACTCGCATTTGATGAAGATGTAAACTCATCTGCGCGATGTTCAGTTTTTTGTAAATCCATTGCATGATTGAATGTACGTTGTTCCACGTTAGATAATTCTTGTCCTAACATTGTTTTGAAAAATGCTGATCTATATTCATCTGAACCAAAGATATTTTCTTTTGGTACATCTTGAGTTTTAAATTGTTGTCCTGTAATTGGATTATATGAACGTTGTTCCACTTGTTCCTGCTCCTTTTCTTTGATATTTTCTTTCGCTTGGTTTAATCCTTCAATCTCGATATTTAACTTAGTCACATCTGCTTCAGGGTCATTTTCGATTGTGCCTCTGATTTCCCCAGCGCGTGTTTCAATATCTTCAAGCGATGCATTGCGATAATGGTTAAATGCTTCTTGTACTGTATTGAACATTTTATTTTAACTCCTTCATAAATAGTTTATTTAAATTGATTTTTGCTTTTTTAATTTGTTGTTGTCGTTGTTCTGCTTCCTGCATTTGACTTCTGGCTTCAACAGATGTTTCTGAATAAGCAGGGAAATTTACCACAGAAAACTCTAATACTTTATCTATTTTTGTAATTGTACGTGTGCGTGTCTCTACATCGTATCGACTGCCGTCTGATACTGTGAAACCAAATGATACGCCTGACATATCTCCACGTTTGATAGCTTCATAGACTGAACGGGCTTCTTCGGTATTTGCCAATACTGCCCTGAAATGCATGCCTGCATCATCTCGCCATATTTTCATCGTCTTAGGAGATTTAGCTAATGGTAAACGGTTATGATCGTGTGACACTAAAAGTCGTGTGTCATTGAATTTTAAACCGTCCAGCGCATTACGTTTGATGATTTCAGTATATGAACCTGTTGGTGTATTAATCAGTGCAGGTTTATCAAAGACGATTGCTGTACCTTCAAGCACCATTTCATCGTTTCGAGTTTCTGCTTGTATTTCTGCACTTCTAATCTCTTTCATCAGGTGTCGCCTCCTTATCTCCGATTTGATATTGTTTCGCTAATTGTTTTTCTATATAGTTCAATGATTGAATGCGTTCATCACCATCTTCTACACGTGGCAGATTAAGCAGATCTAAAGCTTGATTGATTGTGAGTACACCCAATGGTAACAACTCTTTTATCACAGTCGCTTTTGATTTAGTGCTTGCATACTGTAAGCGTGACGCTTCAAAAATAATACGGTTGCTGAATGCCTGTTCACGTTCGGTAAATATCTTATCTGTCAATTCTGAGGATAACTGTATAGCGAATGGTTCAATGATAGATTCATAAAAGGATTGCCATTGGTCTTCACTATAGTTACCAGTCACCATAGCTTCATTAATGCCTAGATAATCATATATCTTTTGTTTGACGGCTTGAATTTGCGGTGTTTCAATATCTGCCTCATTTAAACTCAATGGGACATAATCTAAAGTTGCATCTAATGGAATCACACCACCGTTATTATCCATCGTCATATAATTATTCATGAACTCATCTTTGGCTTCTTTCAGCTTTTTAGGTGCTAATGTCTGATTGTATTTCAACAAGCCTCTGATTTGTGCTGAGTTTTTAATGCTATTGCTGAGTCCTTCTTGTTGTGTATAAGCAAGATCTAATGTATTCATAATTGCGTCATTCGTATCGCCTAATAACTCATTTGAATTGAAATGACGACGCAATACCGCAACCTCTGAATGATGAAAATGTACAATATCACCACTGTTAAATAGGAATTTCAAATACATTTCACCTGAACCATCAACCACATACTCTACACTTGAAGCTGATAAAGGATATAGTCCGCTGAGATTACCTTTTGAGTCTTTCTGAATTAAGATAAATGCATTGTTATACAAATAGTAATGTGTGGCCACTTTATATAAAAAGTCATATCCGCTCATATAAGGATTAGGGCGATGTCTTAATATACGGTTGATTTTTGAATAGTTATCGTCACGCATACCATTCGCCACATGCTTACCAGATAACTTGGCAATGTGTCTTGCGATTGTATCAACTGCACTGCGGTATATGTCATTACTCCATGCATCACCGTTGAAGCTGCCTAGTGTGCGGAAGTTGCCCGTTAACATTTCATATTGTTTTGTCGCTTGTTGTTCTAATTGTTTGATTCCAAGTATCTTATCTAACCACTTCGGCACTTTTTCACCTGCTTTCTACTAACAAGAACGTTCGTTCTGTTTTAGTACATATGTTCGATTTATTTATCTAAATTATACCACACTAGGGTATATAACGCTAGTTGTGGCAAGGGATTGTAACGCTTTGTATTCTTTCGTTGTGGTTCAGCTGAACCACAACGATGATTATATACTTTTTCTGATAAAACTTAAGTAATTTTTTACTCTTGCAAGAACCAGTTCAAAATTACCTTGTGCTATAACCTTATAACTGGTTCTTTTCTTACTGTTCGGTATAAAACTTTCACGCCATGCTACCCACTCATCATTAATATATTCAACATATACTTGTGAGACATGACTTATTGAACAAAAATAAATTTCTTCTGAAATACCTACTATTAGACCAATACGTTCAGCTTGTTCATCTAAATTGTATCCTTCATTAACGGCTTGCACTTCTCACTGTCGCCTCCCACTCTCTTTCAGTAATGACATCACCATTTTTATTATCGCCAATCAATACTCTTAACGGATCTATATCAACGTTACATTTAACGGCATAACTTACTGCTTTATACAAATCGTTGTTTCTGTATTCGCTTTGACCGTCTATAATACGTTGATACGCTTTTTTACCTTCTCCACCTTTGCCATTTTCTAAATGTTCAAAATTATTACTTGGCAACACACGCTTTACTGAATAAGGTTCAAGCGTTTGTTGTGTATAATTACCTTGCTTAGAAAATATACGTTGCTCAAAATCGCCATTATATTCACATGTCTTGGTTTTATTGTGTGTATATTTTCCTTTTAATGTACGACTACCAGCAAGTACAAAGTAGTTATTAGGGTGCGCTTTTATATCAACTGACGGTAAATATCCTATCTTCTGAGTGTATTCAATACCTGTACGTTTCTTAAATATAATATGTTTGCCACCGCTCGGGGTTGTTTGAACCAATGTATTTTGTGCATTAGTTACAATTTCATCATAATAAGGAATGTACTTAATACTTTCATATCCGTCTTTACCTTCAACATGGTTAATATCAATGTCGATACACCACACGCCTCTTGTGAGTACACCTAATACATGCGTATATTGATATAGATTCTGATGACGATCTATAAAAGCATCAGTAATCTGTATATCTGCAAATGTTACAATTGGTTTCTTATATTTATTGAGCGGTATGACTTGAATATTCTTTTTCAATAATTGCTTTGCAACATGATACCCTGTCATTAGGTGTTCCTCCTTTCTGATAAGAGTTACGGTAACCCTTGTAACCATTGTTTTGTCTATAGTAAGAAAAATATTTTTGTATTTAAATAAACGCTATAAAAATTAAGGTTACAAGGGTTACTGGTTGTAATATCAACGTTTTAGAGGTTACTATTAAGGTTACCTCAGAGTTACGGTAACCCTTATTCCAATAACTTATATGCCATATCAAATAATTCTTGATTTCCTATTTCATGAACCTTATAGTTTCCGCCCTCAATTTTCTTTTGCTTATTTAACGAAATACCTATCTTTTTCATATCTTCTTTAGCTTTCTTGTATCGTAAACTCTTATAATCCTCTTGAATTAAACGTTGTAGTGTCTCATCACCTGCAAGAATAAAGCCTTGTTCCTTAAGCACCTTCAGCATAATAACTTGTGTTTCAGTCAATTCATCTTCACTAAAGTAATGTTTCAATGTGACATCATCAAATTTAAATTCACGGCCAATAGATTTAAGATATTCCAAACTCACAACTAAAAATGAAACCGAAGCAGAAACTGAATTTTTATCATCAGGTTTAACAAAATTCCAATATGGTGCAAAAACTTTATAACGTTCTTCATCAGTTTCATGTATCGGTCTATCTTTCAATGAAATTTTAACGGTACGTGTTGTATTGGCTGTAATGTCACCAGTATCTACACTTTCGTTGGTGTCTAACACCAGTACAGACCTATTACGGAATATAAAGGCATTTCTGCCAATACCACGCCCTGAAATAATTTCACCTGTTGCAATTTTTCGCAGTATTCTCATCATTGCTTTAGTAATTTCGCCTGTTTCATTAGCGTGTGCGATGTCTGCACCGTAGAAATTCATCCATTCGTTCGCAGACTCAAAACCGCCTGAAACAAGACTATCAAAATTAACTTTATTCACTTTCAAAAGCGGATTAAAAGTTTCCATTTGCAACCCTTTGCCGGAACGTCCGAAGTCTTTCAGTAAAAACCATTTCTCAGCTTGTACTAAACCCATTTTTCGATACATGACATAAGCGTGCATCAGCATTAAATTATTTTTACTTTTTTTATTTTCAGTAACTAATTCATAGAATTTCTTAGGTGTTTCCAAATCGATATCTTTATGATCAACATCATATTTTAATACAAACAATTCATTTTCCTTTAAAGGTCGTTTAGTCATTTTTAAATGCTTCACATCATAAACGAAATCATTACCAGCAAAAGCATAAGGAAGAATATTGTAGCCATGATTAACTTCTATATAATCACGATATAGTTCTGTCATAACTTCTAAAAAATCATCAATTTGATGTTTATTATCTACTGGATATTTCAATGCGAAATAGGTATCATCTATAACCTCATAATAATTGCTTTTGACAAAAAGAAATTTATCTAATTCAACAGAATATATAACTTTATCCGCCATTAAATCAGCAATAAAACGAGCATAATTTGTAAATTGATCAGCATGAAAACTTGCTTTCTTCTTCTCTTCTCCGTTATCTTCTTCAACAGTTTTTACATTAATTTTTCCATAAATCAGTCCCAATTTCTTTGGTATTATGGTATAATTTAAAGTAAGATTATTAATATAATCACCTGCAATATCATCTTTTTCTCGATGATACAAATTCCCTTTGTTATCAAACACTTGTTTATCAGTAGAGATGCAAGCGAAATGAATTCGCTTGCTTATCTCTTTGATTCTTGATAAATTCGTTGTATTGATATAGTCTAAATTTGAATGAAACTCAAAATGTTTTTTATATAATGAAACTTCGTCCATATAACCAACCTTTCATATATGTTATTATTTTAGTGAGTATTTTCTTAAATACTTCGTTCATGCGTTATCTGATTCAGTCGCCAAACTTTCGTCAGATAGCGCTTTTTCTATTTCATGGAACTTTCTAATAATTTTGTCGAAGTCAGATAAATAGTAATACATCAGATCTAACGTCTGCTCGTTATGAATACGTGCCTCTTTATAACCATGTGCGTAAAGTAATAATTGTTCTTTTGTTTTCGGCATATCTTCATATTTGAAAATATCTTCACCGAACCACGCGTGTGTTTGGGCTAAGTTTTCAAATTTATTTTTGATAATTTCAATTTCATAAAATAAGTTTCTAACATCTAAATTCATTTAAATTTCCTCCACTTCGATATTTGGATATACTTCATACTCTTCGTCGTATTCATCGTGAAACTTATTCATATTAACAAAAATACGTGCTTCATCTTCAACAGTTAATCCATGTAATACTTCAGCAGGACATTCTACATAACCTAGATGTTTAAGCGCTTCAACTCGACGAATACCATCAATAATATATAATCCATCTTCTCTCGCGCTAACTGTGATATATCCAATTGCAAGTCTTTCAAAATTTTCAATAATACCATCAGCATTAGGATTATCTGAAGAACGATAGCTGTAATCTACTTTCAAATCATTAATATTTACTGTTTTAAATTTTTTATTCATTTTAATTTTCCTCCACAATTTCAAAATTATTTTCAATCTGCTGTACTGCCCACTGAATAATTGATTCTAAATGTTTCTCACGGCCCACAGTTTCATACCATTCATTCACGCCATCTTTAATCTTATGTTTGTACTCAGTTGCTACATCATCACTTACTGCAATCAATGTATTGTAAATCTCATCAAGCACTTGTGTTTGTTGTTCGTTCATTCCTAATTACCTACCTTTTTCTTATTTTTAAGTTCTAAAATTCTGTTAATATCAAGCTCTAGACATGCGATATAAATATCTTCGCTGACTTCTGGAAAATGCTTTTTAAATACATCTGGAGCTATGTTGAGTAATAGATTGTGATTAGTGTCTTTGATGTTGTACCAACCAATAGCCGACTTAGTAATAATCACTTGTTGTTTCATGTCAGTTACCTGCTTTCAACTTCAATTTTTTAAGGTCATTGTTGCGAATGTCCATTTGAGATGTGATATGTTCCATGAACTCGTCAACATCTGACTTTTTGAAACGGTAAGTACTGCCTACGCGGTAATACTTCATGCCGTTTTTAATAAGTAGATCCTCAATAGTCGGTTTACTTAAATTCAGATATTCCGATAACTCCTTATAAGTCATGAAATATTTATCATGCGCCAGCTCTTCAATACGCTCATCAATAGCTTTTTGCAACATCTCACGCGCTTCATTTTCATCAATGTTAATGTTGAACATGGTTTAAGCCTCCTTTACTTCAAATTCGAAAATTTCTTCAATTTCAACATCTAAAGCATTAGCAATCTTTTTTGCTAGTTTTGGGCTAGGCACTTTCTTACCATTAACGATTTGGCTTAAATACGTTGTGCTTACTTCTGTCTTGATTGCTAAATCTGATAAATTAAAACCTTTCAAAAACATTGCTTTCTTTAAAGTGCTTGAATTGATTAGTACAGTCATCTGTTTCACCCCCCTTTTCAAATATCATTATCGGCGATAACAGTAAGCAAAAAAATAATCCTTCCGTTTATAATATATCATTATCGGCGATATAATTATATGTTAATATACAGTTTTAAAAAATGCAAGGGTTTTTTACAGAAAAGTTTTTTTCATTTTAACGAGCAATTTGTTATTATTAATATTGAGGTGAAATCATATGAATATTGGCGATAATATCAAAAAAATACGTAAAGAGAAAAACATAACACAAAGTAAGTTGGCGGAGTCTTTAGAGATTTCTCAATCCTATTTAAGCGATTTAGAAAATAATAGAAAGAACTTAGGAATTAAGACAATTGAAAAAATCGCAAAAAAGCTCAACGTCTCAGTAGCTTACTTAACAAGCGGCAATAAAATGTTAGGTGATTTAACTGATGATGAGATAAAAGAACAGTTCTCCGAATTACGTTTTAAATTAAATAAGGATAATACAAATCGTGAATTAAAATTAAAAAATAATTTATTAGATTTTATTCAGCGAGACTTAAAATATTTAGACATCCATTATTTCAATAACGTATATAACTTTTATGAATTAGAAAAAACGGAAGATGATAATTTATTATTTGTTTCTGTCCTTTTGCAAATGTTACGACAACATAAGATGAGTGGTAGTAAAGAGGCATACGAAGATATTACTAATGATTTTGACGACTTCCTAAAACGATACTTAAATATTAAGTAGGTGACCATAATGGCTAGTTACGATCAACTCAGTAATAAAACATGGCGTTACCGTATCAGCACCGGTAAGAATCCTGTTACAGGCAAATATGAATATATTTCTAAAACCGGCTTTAAACGTAAAAGTGACGCACGTAATGAGGCAGAAATGATAGAACGCCAATTAAGAGACGGCAGTTATATCGCGCCTTCTACAATGACATTTGAAGCAGTCGCCAAAGAATGGATAAAACACTATGCGCTAGGCGTTAAAGTAAGCAGTGTGAGAGCAAGAGAGCGTGGTTTGAATGTTGTGGTTAATCTCATCGGACGTCGTCCCATACAAGCGATTACACGCTACGAATATCAGCAAGTTGTCAATGAGATTAGTGAGAAATACAGTAAAAATTATATAGACAGTATTTTAACCACATGCAATTTAGTTTTTAAGTATGCGTTGAATATGAATTTAATTCAGCAGTTGCCGAGTGAAGGTATCAGCAGGAAAAAGAAACCGAAGACGGTTGAGGAAATTGAGAACAATGATATATTCGAAAAGTTTCTTGAAAAAGAGGAATTGGAACAATTTTTATATACGGCCAAACACAACCATAAACCACAAGGCAGTTTTGAGTTGTTTTCTACTATGGCGTACTCAGGTTGTCGTGTAGGCGAAATGTTGGCTTTGAAGTGGTCTGATGTGGACTTTGAAGAAAATACAATACGTATAACTAAAACCTATTACAATCCCAACAATAATAAGCGTAAGTACCAAATACTCACGCCTAAAACGCAATCTTCTATACGCACTATTACATTAGATCCAATAATTATGGAGATGTTGAAAGATTATAAAGTTAACGCACAAGACAAGTGGAAAGATGAACTCTATAACGATAATAACTTTGTGTTTACTGACAATAACGGCTATCCGCTCAGTTTTAAACGTATTGCTTTATGGATACAAGCGATTATGTCACAACTAGACATTAAGAAAAACATCACAAGTCATTCGTTCAGATATACTCATTGCGCCTTATTAATTGAGGCAGGTGTACACATTAAAGAGATACAAGAACGCTTAGGACATGCGGACATCAATACCACAATGAACATTTATGCCAAGATTACAAAATCATATAAAAAAGATGCCTCCACAAAGTTCAGCAACTTCATGGAAAGCACCTCAAAAAAATTATTCGAATAA